GAACCCAGCTACCAGCAAATCCGCGTCTTGTGCAGGACTCGCAGGTGTGCCAGATTGGAATCTTCGTTCTCCAACCACTTGCTCAATGCCTGTAGATTGGTCAGCAGCAGCCGCATACTCAACGCCAAAGGTGTAATCTTCATCGCCCGTGGTTTGATCTGCCGCTACTTTTACCGAGAAAAAAACAGCCATCGGCTCACCAGTACCGATAGAGCGCTCAACCTGTAGGTTGATAACGTTCGTACCGACAGCGGTCGCAGTCAATGCCTGGGAATCACTAAGCGTTAAAAAGCTATCTTTGTAACCCATTGTGAAATCCTCCTTATGTTACTTGAGCTTCAGCGATGGTCAAAGCGTCCATAAGACGCACGGGAACACCGAGATAGGTCAATTGGTGAATGTTTTTGCCGAACTGGTTGATAGCTGGCTCGATTGTTACAGCACCATTACTGGTTCTCAGCGCTGCTTTACGCAGGTTTGAGGCTACTGTCCTATTTACATAGAACGCAGGCCGCCCACTGGTAATATCAGGGATATGATCAAGAGCCCCTGCCATTAACATGTGAATAGCTGTAGCAGCGGTAATTGCCTGAGTACCTGTTAGGCCGACCAGATCAGAATTATCAATGTTGCAAATCCTGACACAATCGCGCCAATCAGCTACTGCAAGGCCCATCTTCCACTTGAAAAGATCCTTCCAAGCTCGGTAGGGATTACCACTTGCATCGTTTACATCATCAAGGCCTAGATCTGTATGTTCCAGACCGACCGTGGAGCCTTTCGGAAAGAACGTATAAATACCGTCCGTATTCCAGTTGACCAGATAAATACTCATATTATCCGATCCAGTACCGCCAGCGTCCAAGATGTTGTCGCCATTAGCAGCGGACAAACTATTGTACTGAGTATCAAACCCGGAATACTGCTCAGGGTTGGTAGCTGCATCACCATAGATTAGTGTGGTAGCTTGAGTGTTACTCATGCCTGCCATATGACCGCGTGCGATGGAGAAACGATACTCGTTCAAGTCATCTTCCAGTGATGCAAGATCCTCATCAACATGAGAGCGAGCAACCAGAATAGAAGCATTCACGGTTGTTTGCGCTGTGGTTGATTTGGTAGCTGCTGTACCAGCGTTGATTTCACGATACGATGCTGTAGCGAGTCCAGTGCGTAAAGTGACTTGCTCGCCTGTTGGCAAGTTGCCCTCTTTAACCACCATGTCGTCAAACATCTGATTTTTTTGCGCTAGCATCTCGACAATGCGAGCAGTATTACCATTTGGATCACGGGTTTTGGCCCAATCCAACATGGTAGGGTTAACTACGGATAAGGTAGCCATGTTTAATACCTCTCTTTAGAGCTGTAGAGTCATCCGCTCGCCTTCTTTGCATAGAAGATGTCAGCAGCTGACGTTGGTTGTTTAGTTTTAGCCTTCTTCACCGCCTTCACTACATTAGGAGCTTTCTGTACTTTCTTCTCAGTCTCCTGAGTTTTGGTCATAAGCTCGTCATATTTGGCAGCTTTTAAGACTGATGTCATTAGCTTTGCAGATGTCAGTTTCTTATATTCGGCTTGGGTAAATCCCGAGGCCTCTACGTAAGATTGAACCAGGACAATATCTGCTTCCCGCTGCTTGGGGTCTGTCTTCCAAGTCGGGTTCATATCTAGCAATGCCTGTTGCTCAATGCCTAACATCCTTTCGTCTTCGGCTTCCTGAGCGGTCGCAGCTTCGGATTGGGCCTTGGTTAAGGCGTTCTTCCTCGCTTGAATTTGCTCTTTCTTCCGGGTGTACTCGCTAACGTCATTCTCAAGCAGATAATCCCAGTCGATTGATTCAATATCTGTGTTAATAGACTTCTCTAACTCCGATATCTTGCCGTTAAAGTCAGACAGTATTTGTGTTACTTCGCCGTCTCTCGCTTTAACAGCATCAGCCGCCTTGGCTTCCACTTGTCGTTTCTTTGTATAGTCAGCTTCGAGCATTCCGCCCTTCTTCCAGTCCAACACCGTTGCTTCGCTTACTTGTTCACCTTGAATATCGTAAAAAAGGTCGTTGCTTTCGGTCTCTTCACTAGCAGTGCTTTCTACACTATCGGTAGTTTGATCTACCGTTTCTACAGCGCTAACGTCAGGTACACTAGAAGTGTCATCTGTTATCGCATTGGAATCTGTTTCAGTTGCTGCGTTGCTTTCTTCCATCTTTTTTGGCCTCAAGTCGCTTTTGGGTTAGGTTTTTAGTGTGGATTGAATTAGCGAGCTCACGCTTAATCCAGTCCAAAGCCTGTAATCTATCGTAAGTCTTCTCGCGGAACCCTTTCCTCATCCACTTAGACTGCGTTAGATCTTCAATTAGTCTGTTCTTTACCGCCTCGGTAGCTCGGATAAATGCTTCGTTCTTATTAAGCTGTGACGCCTCAGTGCCTTCCTTTAGCTTGTCGAAATCTGAAACCTCTATCATTGCCCTTCTCCGGGAATGTCTACGTTATGATCCAGCTCTAACTTCGTGTACTCCAGGGCCTGCTTAGACTCAAATTCAGCGGTATCATTAACTCTGTCGAGCATCTTATTCTGGTTATCATTCTCTATCTCAGCAGCTTTTAATTGGTTCTTCTCTCGATTCACCTCAAGAGTTCCACGAGCTTTAATCGCTTCTGCTTCGGCTAATGGGTTCTGCTGGCTAAGGATCTCAATCTGTTGTTGAGCCTCCTTCATCGCTTTCACAAGATTCTGGTATTGGGCCATTAATGTTTCACGTGGAACATCAGGATTATTAAAGAAGTCCGAGGTCTTAGCAAAGCCAAACTCTTGAATCATCTTGTCGAGAGTGTTGTATCTGTCCTGCTCATCAACTAAGAGTGATCCCTCTTGATGTAATTGGGTCTGGACAGCGAAAATAGCACTTAATTGCTGGACTCCCTGCTCTCCACTTCCGGCCCCTAATCCTATTTGTGAGATGGCTTCGGCTTTGTGCTGCCATTCTGAGGGGCGTATAGTGACCATCTTGCCCTTAATTCGAATGTCTTGGGGCTCATCTTGAAATCTCTGTAGCATCCACTCTAAGCCTTTGTAAAGCTTCATGAATCCTATTTCACCATGATTCCTGGCGACTAATTCAATCTTGGCCTCTGAGGCTTTCTCCATCCCATTGAATCGTGCGGCTGTCTCCTCGTTAAGCTGATCAGCTTCTAATCCTTGGGAAGCAAGAATGCCCCCGGTTCGGTTCTGCTTGGCAATCTCTCTTGCCTGCTTGACTTGCAAGATCGCATCGCCAACATAAGGAGTGAGTAATTGAGCAACCCCGTCCTTAGCCGTGGATGATGAGCCTGGGTTCATTCTTACAACGCCACGCCTCTCCTCTTCCAAATAGTCGTCAATATTTACGCCATCGCCTAAAATATCCCTTGGATTACCAACATCATAGATATTGTCATTTAATGCTCGATCTAATTCGGTGTTAACTGACTGATCTTGAATTACCAAAGAAGCTCTGCCATCTCCAATAGCCTTGTGTGGCTCTGGAATAGCACTAGTCATGGCATAAGGGACGTGATCGTAAGCGTCATTCTCTGTGATTGTCTCGCCAATCTTGACTATTCTGCGCCTCTCAGCTACCCCATCACCATCAAAATCTATTTTGGCGTACATCTGGACACGTTTAACGGTTTGAGCTGACCATTCATTGAAAGAATCAGAATCTGTAATGTTTCCGCCCTCATCTCGCCAGCGGATAGTCTTCATATTGCCTGAATCGTCACCAGATGCGGACGACTGCTGCTGATTACCGGGTGATCCTGTGGCGTTTTCGGATGCTGTAGGGAATTTGTCTACCTCTTCCTCAGTCATTCCGCTCTCTACAAGCTCGGATCTGGTCGGATAAGTCACATGTCCAACACCCTGAGCCTCGTCTAGGGAAGCAGCGCCAAGAGATAAAAGGAAATCTTCAGTGGGTATGTTGTCAATTCTGGCTACTTTAATCTCACGCGTAACCCTGGTTCGGATATCAAAGAGAGCATCACCTCGTTCATTCTCGCCTTTAGCTTCCTTCTCCAGTATATCAACTTCAATTACGCTATCTTCTTCTCTCTCTTTAGCTTCAAGTGCATTGATTTGAATCAGGGTTTGA